TGATTCCTTTACCAAGCGATCCATTTTACGATCAAAGCCTACGATAGCCTGTGCTTTGTATTTGAGTGCCCGACGAGCATAGCGGTTGCGTTCTGCTGTGGTTTCTGCTGTCTCAACAAACTTCGCATAACAATCAGACTTTTCAATCAAATCAATCACTGTGCCCAGTGCGATGTAAAACATTGTTTCGGGTTTCATCATTGCTTTGCTCCTTGCTATGTGTATATTATAGCAAATCGGGCATTTTTGGTCAACCAAAAAGTGTAACCCAAAAAGTAATACTCAAGTATTACAAATTTAAGTATTTTAGCTCAAACCAACTTTGGGCTTGCTCACTGTAAAAATCCAAGCAAACCTGTTGCTCGTAGTGCATTTTGGGCTCGCTGGGATGACTAACTTCATGTGGCACCAACCCTCGATGATGTCGATATGTGAAGCCAAGCTCGCGCTGTAACCTTGGGCGTATGGCCATGCCCATGCCATAGTCCCGTAAAATCTTGCCATAGATGTCAGACCAGTCTTCGGGGCGGTGAAAGATGATTAGATTCTTCTTGCGAGTGATTTTCATTCCCACTTCCTTTCGCTGAGCCTGCGCCAAGCCAGTCTGCGCTCCATGATCAACTTGAACTTTTCTGCTTGCTCAAGGGTTGGGAATTTACAACCATCGACATTGTGATGACTGACAACATGGCGGGCACAGGCATCGGGATTCTGATGCCAGGCCATCCAGCTGAGGTGCATAACATCTCCTTGGTCAGGTGCAGTGTATCGGTGAACTGCCATCACGGCTTCGTCTACCCCAACTTCGTCAAACAAAATTTTCAGTAGGTTAGCTGCTTTGACAGGATTGTTGACAACCACTTCTTCGAAGCCAGGCCAACTCACTGACCATGCGCCATCGGGCAAATCTCTCAATACAAAACGGTCAGTCATTGTTGGTCAATACATCAAACAGTTCACCATATTCTACATGAGGTTCCATGTGAAACCCTGTGCCCCATACTACCCAGAACTTACGCTTGTATATTTTACGCAACCAAACATACTTGCCGCCTACAGTTTTAACTGGCCACAATGCAAACACTGATCTCCAAGGATAGCAGTCGGCACCATCGTGTATGCGTTGTGTTATTTCCATGTATTTCCAACCTTCTTCCGTGCCAGGCATGCGTTGAAACCATTGCCCTGGTTTTTTCATTGCCACTTTAACACAAATGCCGTATGACTAGATTCTTTGTCCCAACGCAGATACCAACCCTGCGTTTTAGTTGCAATTAACCGCCCGCCGAGAGGTCTAAGTTGATAGTTAGCAACCGTCATTGGGGCCCAACCGTTGTCTCGGGCAGTGCTATTACAATGTTTCCAAAATTTATCAAAGTATTCAGGCCAAGGCTCTTTCCAAAGACTTCCAACGTTGACTCTAAACTTGTCTGCGATCATGCAAACCTCATGGCAAAAGCAGTGGCATCCACATCATCTTCAAACTCTACAAATGATCCAGACCATGTTGGTCCAAAATAAAATGCAGCGCGGCAACAGTCCTGGCACCAGCGATAGACTTCGCCCCAGTTATAATCAGGATTGTAATTTACTTTATGCAGTTTTGGCACCTTTGCATTTGGCAACTCGGGCCAGGGATAAGTGTATGTAATCATCTCCACCTCAATGCGGCTATTGTAGCATATTCTGCTAGGTCTCGTCTAATTCTTAGAGTCAAACAGTTTGCTGATGCATCGTTGTCGATCATCTTCCAATCCCAATGCCAGCTTTGTCGGCCAACATGCTTTTCCAACCAAGGGCGATAGTGATCGTTGGGATCGGCACTTACGCCTGATTGTAGTGTGGCTCCCAAAGTCCAGTCCCATCTAGGGTCATCGGGACCGACAGTGATTTCGCCCACTGGCCACTTTAGTTTGACTTCCACAGTGGGCATGAGATACCAAAATGCTCTGCTGACAAAATATGTAAAGAAACTGTATCGTGTTCTCATTGCCACCTCAATGCGAACCAAACTCGCTGTTGATCGTCTCTTACTCTCCAAACATCCATGCCACCTAAGGTGCCTTGATATTCTAACACAACGCTGTTTTCACCTGCCCAGTCGTAGACTTCTTGTCTAAAAGCAAACGGCACAGCAATATCTTTCTCGTCGCTCATGAACACATATCCGCGAGCATCTTGGGCAAATTCTTTCAGCGCCATTATGCCCACCTCAAACAAAATACTGTCAGTGTTTGCTCGTTGGGCACTGTGACAGTCATGCCTGCAAATACACTATTGTTTTCCCGGCACCATTGTCGGAGTTCATCTTCGTGATCGGACCAGAAGTTATAGTCGGCAAGTATAACCATTTTTTCGTTGCCTTCTAATAGGTTTGCCGGAATAACAACAAATTTTTCTTTGCTAGTGATCATTGCCACCTCAACAAAAACCAATCTCGATCTTGATCATTTCGAAACAGGAATCTAGCATTGTTGGCATACCAACGTTGATCTCTTGACCACACTCCGGGCTTTTCTTCTGTGCCACTGGGCCCAAATGTTTCCACACACCATGCCAACATATCCTGCCATTCTTGAGCAGATACTATGGGGCTGACCTGGCTGTAAGGTTCTCCGTATACATGCGCTGTGCCATCAAACTGCACACTCCTCACGGCCGCCCAACCACCATTGGCTCCATAAAGTCTGTTGGTCACGGCACGTTTCTTTTGCATCATTGTTGAGCCAGTTGAAACCATGTGGCGTCTTGCGGATTTCTAAAGTAGATGTCACACCATGTGCGCATTATAACATCGGGCGCAGAGGGAACATGCTCATGTCTCGATCTATGGAACCAAGATCTTCCAGGCGCTGTGCCACCTTCGCCAAACAACTGTTTTGCTAGTCTACGTGCCCGAACAACATCTTCCTTGTAACTCTGATGTGTCCACCAACCTTGACCACTCTCTTCTGCCAATATGCTAATTTTTACAGATTTCATTTGTTACGTTGCAGGATGATTTAAAACAAACCAACTCAGTGTCTTGTCGTCATTGATATAGATGCGATAGTCGCCATACTTGACACAGTATGCCCATGTAGGATTGATGTCGTCTGGCTCGTAGGCATCGCGGTGCATACGTTTATTTTCTAACATTCGGGCTCGAGTTTCAACATCTTGACTCCAGCCAAAGTGTTCATTGAACCAACGTCTGCAACGATCAAAGTCTAACACGCCAGTGCCACTGGCCATGTTTTTTTGAAACTCGATGAGGTATCGGTATCCACCATAGGAGTTATACCTACCGTCCATCTTTGTGATTTTGTATTTCATAATCATAAAAAAAGGCTGTGGGGGACACAGCCTTCCCCCACAACCTCCTAGATTAGGCCGAAGCCTGCAAAATGTATTTGCCGTATTTGTCGTGGAACTGATCAAAGTTCTTCAACTTAGTAGGCATAAACGGCAAGTTGTATGTGGTAAGTGCAATACGAGCACCCATCACAACAAGCTCGGTCTCAAAGTTCTTCATCATGTAAGCGAAGAAGTTGTCTGCCATGTTGTGGAACTCTTTTGAGTCCACTTTCTTCTCAACAGCGCCTTTGAGCTCGTAGCACATAGAGATCACCAACGAATACATTGCCGACACTTCCTTGACATTCAAGTCAGTGACCTTGCCTGACAAGATATCTTCGGGCTTGGGCATGCGACCTGCAATCTTGCGGTGTGCCATGAACTTAACAGCAAGGCCCTCGCCCACAGTGCCTGCAATCAAGTTAGTTGCAGTTTCGTCATCTACACTGTCGCTCAACAGCTGGCTCACAAAGCTCCAAGAGCGTGGTGTTGCAAAAGCTCGAGACGCTGACTTAGCATCAAAGTCGTAGAGATCTTGCTTGGCAAAACTCAAGTAACCCACAACGTCTTTGTGGATGTTATTTTGCACAGCCCACTCTTGCCACGAAGCAAAGTCCACCTTCATCTCTTGGTGGATGAAGCGGTTTGCCAGCGGAGTTGGCATGCGATAAGTCACACCCTTGTCTGACTCACGGTTACCTGCGGCAACCATAACAACGTTTTCGGGCAATTCATACTTGCCAACACGACGGTTCAAAATCAACTGATAAGCAGCCGATTGAACTGATGCTGGAGCAGAGTTCATTTCGTCCAAGAACAGCACAACCACAGGATACTTTGCGGCAGTTTCTGCATCAGGCAAATCACCTGGCGCCGCATACTCCATGGTATTTGTTTCTTTGTTGTAGAACGGAATACCACGAATGTCTGTGGGCTCCATTTGACCCAAACGCAAGTCGATCATCAAGCCACCGAGTTCTTTGGTAATGCCTTCAACTAGTTCGGATTTACCGATACCGGGAGGACCCCACAGGAACAAGGGACGCTTGACGCGGAATGCTTCAAGCAAGGATTTGCGAGCTTGGGTCGCGGTAACGGTGCGGGAATCTGACATGCTTTGCCTTTCTAGGGTTTAAAAAATGTTGCTAAGTCGTTATTATAGTTGATCTGGATTTATTGGTCAACTATTGCAAGTTTCAAATGGGCTAAACTCTTCGTCCATTTGTGCTTGGGTCTCATACACCCAACTCACTGGAATGTCCAAAGCATAAGCAATATCCGCGGGCAATTCGCCACGTTCCAATCTTTCTTGGATTAGAATGCTGAGAGTGCTCATGTAACTCATTTAATGTCCTTTGCTGTCTAAGTGTTGTTATTGTAGCAAAACTTGAATTTTCAGTCAAAGAAAAACCCTACACAGTGTAGGGTTTAAAAAGTAATACTTGAGTATTACATTTTGTTGGGCTGGAAAGTTGGGATTTTTCGAGCATAGTCCTTGTAGAGGTCGACTTGGTCCTGAACAAAGGAACGTTTCAAAATTACATTTTTAGGATCTAACTGCAAATCACTAACATCAGCAAAGCTGTCTCTGCGAGCAGGATCGTTGTATAACTTCTGCAAAGAGCTCTGCACAGCTCGTATCAATTCGGGGTCAGACCCAGGGCTAGCAACCAAAATCTGCCAAACAGGGATCCAGTGATTTTTCATGCCCAATTCATCGAGCGTGGGCACGTCTGGCAAAGATTTGATTCGTTGATTTGAAGCCACTGCAAACGGAACTACCTTGCCTGTGGCAATGAGATCTTGCAGTTCCAATCTAAAGTGATAGGCAGTTTTGATTCTACCTTCGATGAGATCGGGCAACAACACTGCACTGCCTTTGTAAGGCACATGCAACATTTTTTTGCCACTGGCATAAAACAAAACTTCACCGCCGAGGTGTGTGCCAGCACCGATGCCACTGCTACCAAAAGACACTGGGGTGGCAGGATCCAGCTTATCCCAGTCAGCTTTGGTCTTGATTGCCAAGTCCGGCGAGCTTACAAAAATCATTGGCGTGATGCCAAGATAGGCCACTGGGATCAAGTCGTTGTAATCATACGCAGGATTTTTATTGATGTTCCACCAAGGCAAGTTGATATTGGTCAACAGTATGTTAGTTTCGCTTTTCTTGTTGTTGGCAACAAACCCCACAGCAACATCACCTCCTGCGCCAGGCTTGTAATCCACTCGTATAGGATTGGGTATGTCCTTTTGTAATTCTTTCTGCAATGCTCTGGCAATTTTATCGCTGTTGCTACCTGCCACATAGCCTATGTATAAAGTGATGGGTTCAAGGTCTTTTGCAGTTGCACCAAGAGACAACATCAAACAAAGTGCGACCAATAATCGATTCAACATGTTTTACTCCAAAAAATAATTTTTACTAACAGATGCTTTGAGTCCACGAGCAACATCTGCGGGATCGTTTTTCCAGTAGTCTGGTATGGTGTTCCAGACTTTCGCAAGACCAAACTGCCAATTCAACAAGTAGTCACTGGTTGATTCTAGATTAAAAAACCACTGATCTCGATCAGCAAAGATTATACTACGCGGCTTGGCTGCTGTGATGCCCATGCCTGGATCCCACTCGGGGTAAATCAATGCATGAAGTCCATCATTGCTGAGACCGTATTTCTTGCCGTTGATTACCTTGTAAGCCAGATCTGCTTTGCCTTCTACCACACCTGGCAAGCCAACGATGTTGGGTGCGCTGAGATACCGTTTGACCAAGTGTGCTTGTTTGATCACAATCTCTGGCTTGTCAGGGGTCCAAAAGAACAGTTCATCTGTGTAGGGTCTCTGTCCGGCCATGCTGATAACATCGGGCACAAAGCCAATGGTATCTTGAAATCTCAAACAAAATTTGCCATCTACATGATGTATTCTTGGCTTGTCGGCACCGTAGATAATGCAGATCTTCTTGCCGGCATTGATCATGTCTGCCCATTCTTTGGTATTGGTTACCAGTAACTGTTTGGCAATCACAATGGGAGTTAGCACCATATTTACTTGATACACCCAATCAAACTTGCTGGATGGATTTCGAAAGTAGTCAAGAATCAAGTCAGTGAAGTCAATGATTCTGTGCCGGAGCCAAGGCTTGGTTTCTTGTAGTTGTTTGATTCTTGGAATTGCAACTTCAACAATCTCTCGATTTTGAACATTGGTGTTGTCACTGGTGGCTCGGTAGTTTACAAAACTCACAACTTCATCCAGCTTGATGTCGTTGTTAACAAAAGCATCCAGCACTGTTTGACTGTCTGCACCACTGCTGTAATTCAAAATTACATAGTCATATTGGTCTCGTATTTGCTGAGCACGTTGGCGATACAGTTCCAAAATTGGTGTATCAGGCTCTTTGGTCCAATCATAACTGCTATACACTGCCTCATTGAAATCCCAATGAGGATGTATTCCTGTTTTTGTGTGCATTTCGATAGCTTCTAGTTTGCTATGAAATTTTAGGTCGCCCACTCTGTAAACGCCCATCTTACCTGAACTTATCATAGTGTTAACTTGTTATGGAAATGCTAGTAGAAGAACTCTACACACGGCTGGCGTTCTGGCAGTATCACTCCAGTAAAGAGGTCGTTACCTCAAGCGTCAATTTGATCCGACGTCGGCTGGTGCCGGCGTTGCTGTAAATATTTAGTTACAACAAAGCAAAGTCAAAAAAATAGCCCCTTGCGGGGCTATTTTACATCGGTGAACCGTTGCCGTATGCCTTTTCATCAAATCCAACCCGGCCACCTTCTGCTAAGATACGCTTGTAAACGTCTTCTAACAAGATAGGTGCGAAGCCAGTTTGCTCCACACATACACAATGGTAGCGAACATCGTTCTCTTCACTGTATAACACAGCGCCTGTGCGAGCATCTACACCACGTGCCTTCTTTACACGACTGGTATGTAAGTGTCCGTGAATGTTAGTGCCAAATCGGCCCAAACTTGCTTCATGCACAGGAATATGACTCAAGATCATTCCGTTTAACACATGGTATGCACGTAATTCACGAAAGTATTCACGATACTCGTCATCACGGAAGATGTCGTGGTTACCACGGATTAAGACCTTGTCACCGTTCAAGCGAGCCAATGTAGGTAATGCCTTGCGGTTGATTACCACATCACCTAAGTGATAGACTTTGTCATTGGGACGAACTACATCGTTCCAGCGTTGGATCATTGCTTCATCCATCTCGGCGGGATCAGTCCATGGACGGATCTTTGTCACACCGTCTGCTTCTGTAAAGCGACACACACCGGCATGACCAAAGTGCGTGTCACTAACTAAAAATGTTGCTGGCATATTATGCTCCGTATTTCTCTTGCAATTTAGCAAGTAATTCTCGCTCTTCTTGCTCTGTTGTCAGTGCTTTCGCGAGCGCTTTTGCTTTCTTTGTTTCTTTTACCTTGCGAGCTCGTTCTCTTGCGGCTGCTTCACGATCCATTCGCTTGGCGTATTCCTGATCAGTTTCCCAACGTCGAACACAAACATATAACTCTATGCCGCCGTCGTAGCCATAGTATTGAGTTTCAAACTTTATATCCTTGTCGTGAACAAGGATCTCCGGTTCATACTTGCGGGCTAGGCTATGTAACTCTAGCACCACATCATCAAGACTGCGGCCGTCAAACAAGTCGCTGATGTAAACTGGATCTCGACGTTCTACAATTCGCTTCTTTGCCATTAAATATCTCCTTCTCGAGACTTTGGAATCACAAAGCCCCAATCTGTTGTTTCACCATTAATGGTGTGTTTCTCGTTCTCGTCGTATGTCCAACCCAACACCTTCATCATCTTGTGCTTGACCAGCAAGTTGGGACTGCGAAAAGACTCTGTGTCTTTGAACCCCATCATCACACCAACTTCTGTGACAGCACCACTACGGCACACACCTGCATGACAATGAACAATCACATTCATTTTTTCTTGCTGTGCATGTTGCAACAGTCGAACCAACTCAGCAGCCTGTTCATCTGTGCATTTACATTCGTCTGGGTAGTTGTCGCTCTTCTCTGCATCCAAAAATTCAAACTGATGTGTTTCGCGGAACTGATATTTTGGCACAGGAAACTCGTATGCAGGATCCACAATTTGAATCAGCATAGAGTTAAAGCCCGGGTCAATATGAAAACCTTGGCGAATGTCACTCATGCTAACGTTTTGAATCCACATACGAAATCTCCTCTAATGCGTTATTATAGCACTAAAGGAGATTTTGGTCAAGTAGTAACAAAGTATTACTTTTCTAAGTCCAGTCCGTTTGAGTGTCGATCCCTTGTGTTGTCCAGATCTTGAAACAAACGTTTCTCCTGTGCTGTTAGTCGGTCCTTGTGTGTCTTGCGTGGATTCCCGCACAAAAAACAAGTCGGATTGCCACAGTCCATGGCATGATGCTTGGCCAGTCTGTGTGGTTGTCGAATGTTAGCCTGATTGTATGTGCCATGCGATTTGGCAATTTTTACTTGTCTGGCAATTGCTACGTCTGTTTTGTGTCGACGACGTGAATTAATAAATTTTGCAGTTTCGTTGGCCATACATACCTTCTTAATCGATAAAATTATTTAACTAGTAAAAATCAGTGTAACAAATAACTTCAACAATGTCAACTGTATTCATATCCTGTGTCGGGATCTAAGTAGTCAACATCAATGTAACTGCCTTTGACATTGTCATAGGCTTGATAGTAACCCTCATTGGGCATGAGGATTCTAAATTGTCCTGCATACTTTAAACCAAAGAATGTCATGTCCTCTTTCTTCAAGATATCACAGATCACAAATGCTGAACTACAGGCACCTTCAATGGTCTTAAACGGGCTATGTTTAACTTCATTGTTTTGCAGGGCCTTGTGAATATCTGTGCCAGGTCTAAACATGATTCGAGTAATACCTAACTTTTGATTACGCAGGCGAATCTTGTCAATCACTGTTAACTTGCTCAAGCGAGCGCAATTCTCCGCATCAATTTGCAGCAGAACTTCTTTGAACTTGATTGAACCTTTGGTATGGGAGTTGTCGGGCGTTTCCTTGGTGCTCCAAGGCATGTTGGCTTCAACATGATCGACATAAAAAGTTTCACCATGTGTTTTTAAGACCCACATTGGCACGGTCTCGTCTTCTAAGTGTTTTTTGTTAAAGTGGAAGACCACATCTTTACACGCATATTCAATCTACTGTTGTGACATTTTTATCTCCTGTTGTGTCATCTTTCTTACGTTCAATCGGCGGAGGAAAGTAAGGTTCAATGATGTAATGAGTTGAACCCCACCAGCCTAGTGCCGATAAAGCACCTACTAAAATATATTCAAGTGCAAGCATAATATTTGGTGCGCTAGGCGGGACTCGAACCCGCACATGGGAGGTTTAGAATCTCCTGCTCTAACCTTTTAGCTACTAGCGCATAGCAGTAATTATACACTGAATAAACACTGTGTCAAATATTATTTGCCCATTCTGTGGTTTTTAACCAGTTGGAATAAATGCAATCAGCTGTGCGTTGATGCTTGGACAGGTAAGAGGGTATACCATTTAACATAGTGTCTTTGTCTTGCACTGAGTCGTAGCGTTGTCTGGCGTCTGCCCATTTGTCATCATCGTCGTTGACCCAACTATCAATTTTTGTTTCATTGATTTCAATGTGGAACTGCATGGCCAAATGCTTGCCAATGGCAAATGCTTGATTGGGACAAGCAGCTGAACTGGCCAGCAATGTTGCTCCTGTGGGAACGCTGAATGATTCGTAGTGCCAATGTATCACTGTGTTGGTTGGATCGTTGCCGAACCATTCCTTAACCAATGGTGTGTCTTTGTATTCAATGGGTTGCCAGCCAATCTCGGGTTGTGGGCTCGCTGTAACAGCTCCACCTAATGCTTTGGCTATTAACTGACCACCTAGACAATGACCTACTACAGGTATGTCTTTGAGTATGGCCTGTAAGATTAAAATTTCTGCTTGTCTGTTGCTCAGTAGTGGATCGTTGACACTCATGCCACCGCCCATGACAGCCAGTGCTGAATAAGGTTCTATGCTTGATGGAAATTGTTCTCCAGCACCGGCGTTGATAACTTGATACTCTACATTATGGTTATCTAACCATGTAGATAAGTAGGCAGCATTTTCGGGTAACTGATGTTGTAGTATTAAAACTGGTTTCATCAGATATTTATTGCTGGTTACGAGTTCCAGCGGCACCCAATCGTTGTGCCCGGTTTATTTCAATGCTAGTTTGGCCCAATCTGCTCGAATCTGTGCTTGAACTTTGTCTGGTAGCGGAACATAGTCTAAGTCCAGAGCCATTTGGTTGCCTTTGGCGAATGCCCAGTCAAAGAACTTTACAACACCAACACTCTTGTCAGAACCTCGGTAAACAATAACAAACGTAGCCGCTGTAATTGGCCAACCATCCCGGTTATTTAAATTCACTGCCATACCCGGAACCTTCCAATCTGCTGATTGTGCAGCTTGGCTGAACGTAGTATCATCGGGATGAACAGGACGACCTTTCTTGTCCAACATAGCAACATAAGTCATCTTGGCCTGTTTGACGTAAGCATATTCAACATAGCCAATGGTGCCTTGTAGTTGTTGCACAAACGCTGCCACACCTGCATTGCCTTTGCCAGCAGCATAGTTGCCGCCTTTCCAGCTGATTTGTTTGGCAGAGCCAATGTCCTTCTTAAACTCGGCACTGACTTGACTCAAGTAATCTGTAAACACTGCCGTGGTTCCTGATGCATCAGCACGAACCACAACTGTGATTGTTTGATCAGGCAGCGTAAGTGAAGGATTCAACTTCTTGATTGCTGGATCTGACCAGTTTTTGATATCACCTTTGTATATGGCCGCTAGTGTTCGGCCGTCTAGCACTAACTTACCGGGCTCAATGCCTTTGACATTGACCACAGGAACAACTCCGCCGATTACTACAGGGAATTGATAGTATCCATTGGCTTTGACGTCGGCTTCTGACATTGGATCATCGGTGGCACCAAAGTCCACAGTTTTAGCACCAATCTGTTTGATGCCAGCTCCTGAGCCCACTGCTTGGTAATTTAACTGGATGCTAGTTTGTTTGTTGTATTCTGCGGCCCACTTACTATAAACCGGGGCAGGGAAAGTTGCTCCGGCGCCGTTGATAATTTGTGCTTGTGCTGAAACTGCAAATGCAGCCAGTAGTGTCACGAGGTATTTGAACATGATTTCTCCTTTGTAGTTCAAAAATATTTAAGAGAAATCATGTTACAATTTTGTTACAAAAATCAGTTAACAAAAGCAATACTACCAACAATCAACGCTGCCAATGCAACAATGATAATATTCACAATTGTGTCAGCAGCACGTTCGATATCTCGTCCCACTGGTTCATTGTCAATGACTTCTTTGCGTCGGCGTCGCACTATGTTTTGAATCAATACTGGTTTCATCGTTGCCCCCTTATACGTGCTCTGTAATACTGCTTGGCAGTGAGCACAATGCCTGCTAACCATGGTAACGTATGTTCCACAACATCATGCAATGGATCAACGTGGTTGCCAATCACAGGCTCTTTCAAGATCATTTGCACTGCTACTACGAACAACACAAAACTACCTATGAAAACTGAGTCTGGATAACGTTCCAACAGCTTTGCGATCACAGTTGAGCCAAACAAAATGATTGGCACTGATATCAACAAGCCCACAACAACCATCCAGAAGTCGCCGTTGGCAGCGGCAGCAATGCCTAGTGCATTGTCAATACCCATCACAGCGTCAGCAACAACAATGGTGCCAATGGCTCCCCAAAAAGTGTCTTGTGCTTTGATATCATGATCGGTATCTTGAAATGCCAACTTCCAGGCAATGTATATCAAGGCCAAGCCACCAATGAGCCTCAAGCCGGGAATCAACAGCAGATAAGTCAATGCCGCAACACTGACGAAACGAACTGCCACAGCACCAAATGTGCCCCAGAAGATTGCTTTCTTTTTCAAATGGTCGGGCAGTCGATTCGCTGCCATGCCGATCACAAGAGCATTGTCTCCGGCTAATACTATGTCAATCAATACAATGGCCAACAAGGCCCAAACGGCTTCTATCATTAATATCTCCTTGATGCTAACACAATCTTGCAAATGTGTTCTAGTCGTTCAATGTGTTCAAACGCACGCCACGGGCTTGTATCAATGGCCACTACACCATGTCCTTTGATGCCCACAATATCGTAGGCAATGTTTCCGTCTTTATCTAATTCAAGATGGTGATGACACTTATCTGCTAGTTCCTGACTGATAGGCGGAACATCGCCAACATTGTATGCAACCTTGGTATAGCGGCTGAGTTCTGGAAACTCTCTAGCAATTGCACCCAGTTCAATGCCAGCATGCATGGCAGCAACACAGTAAGTAGGATGCAGATGCACTACTACTCGCACATCATCGCGGTGCTGTCCCATTTCACGTTGTAGTCCAAAGTGTAATGGTATCTCACCGCTGGGTTTTAAGTTAGCACTGATGTCTGTGTAGTATGCTTCTTGCCAAGATTTTGTTAGAAAAGGTGGCGCAGGATTGATTTGATCAATCAGTTTGATTTTTTTGAACTGATCTGGTTGCAGTGTCTGCTTACGCACACCCGACGGTGTGATATAAAAATGATCACGGTCATGGTGGCGTATGCTGACATTGCCATCGCGACTGGTAATCCAGTTACGCTTGTAAGCTTCTACCAGTGTTTCGCAAATGGTTTCTAACATATGATATCAACTATTCAATACTCGTGCCACACTGGTGATCACTGCGGCAATTCTACCAATGTCACGTAACTGCTCTACAGTGTAACCTTCTTGTTTCAGTGTCTCATAGTGTGCTTTTACACAGAAATGGCACTTGCCAACAATGCTGGCTGCTAGGCTGTAGGCTTCGAAACGAGCCTTGGTGGTGCCACCGTGCTGGGCAATGGCGTTCATGCGCAACTGTGCTGGCAAACCTTTTAAGTTTTCGTCATCGGCCATTTCAACATAGGGGTACCAAATGTTGTTTTGTGCCATGATCGAGCCAGCTGTGAGTGCAGCATCACGCTCTTTTGCGTCAGCAATGTTGGTTTGAATAAAACTAACCAACTTGCCATTGCCTGTGGCAAATGCGGCTGCAAGTGCAATGGCTTCGGCTTCTTCCGGTGCCAAGGAACTACGCTTGATCACAGCGTCCAAGTTTAACTTGGTGTCCTTGGCATACTCGGGCAGGCCTTCTTTGAGTTGATCTACCCAAGCAGTCAT